GTTATTTCCTGCTTTACGATTGAATAAAGTTTTTGATTCTATAGAAAGTAATTACGGAATCACATTTCAAGGTGATTTTTTAACTGATGAAAGATTCACAAATGCTTTTTTATATTTGAAAAATGCCGAAACTTTTATTACTAAATCACAACCTACTAAATTAACTTTTACAAGTAGCTCAGGGTTTCCTGTAGCTAGTAGGTGGTTTCTAGGTTCTGCTTTGACTTATGTGCAACCTACAATTTTCTACAATACTTCAGTCAGTTTAAATGTAACCGTAACTGTTACGGGTATTGATTATTCAATTTTAGTTTATAAAAATGGTTCGCTGTTAAGTACCATTCCTGTTCCTAATAAAAATATTGCAACAAATTCTTTTAATTTATTAAATTTCACTACTGATATTTCTAGTAATGTTGGAAGTTATGAATTTTTTATACAACCAAAAGCAACAATGACTTTTTCAACCGCTTTAACTGTTTTTGTTACAGGTTTTTCAAATGGAACTGCTAGTAATGCCTCACAAACAACTTCAGGATTAGTTAATATTTCAAATTATATGCCTGATATTAAAGTTGTTGATTTCTTTAGTGGAATATTAAAGATGTTCAATTTAACCTGCTTTTCAGAAGCAGAAAATATATACCAAATAAGAGAATTAGAAGCTTGGTATAATGCTGGTAATATTACTAATGTAACTAAGCATATTATAAGTGATGATTTAGAAATTGATAGAATTGATACATTTAAAAAGATTAATTTCAGTTATCAAAAATCAGAGTCTTTAATGAATGTAGCTTACAAATCAAATAACGGTATTGAGTATGGAGATTTATTAGCTGAAATTGATTCTGATGGTGGCGAATATAAAGTGGAATTACCTTTTGAGAACTTATTATTTAACAAATTTACAGGACAAAATCTACAGGTTGGGTATTGTTTAAAGCAAGATTTAAAGAATTATCAACCTAAACCTATCATATTGTATGATTATAACACTTTACAAACGTGTAATTTTTATTTAAAATACAATACTACTACAACAAACATTACAACTTACAACGCTTTTGGGCAAGATACATTGATAAGCGGTACTAATTATAGCTTAAATTTTGGTTCTGAAATAAGCTCGTTACTATTAACACCTATTAATAATAGCTTATATAATGTATATTACAACAATTATATCAGTAATATATATAATTCTAAGCAACGGAAATACAATGTTAAAGTTTTACTATCAATTAGCTTATTAACTAATCTTAAATTAAACGACAGGCTTGTAATACGAGATAAGAGATATATTATTAATACTATGAAGACAGACCTAACCACGGGCGAGGTTGATTTTGAACTGATAAATGATTTTAGAACATTATGATAAATAACATTTTACAATTATTAGCGATAGATGAACACTACGCTAAGAGTGAGTTAATAGAAATAGCAAAAGGAAAATATGAAATTCCAAAGAGTTTTAAAGTAGGATTTAAACAAATTAAAAGATTAATAAAATGGCAGAAATAAAAACTGTAGAACTACAAATAAAATCAAATGTTAATACTGCTTCTAAAGAGTTTGATAGTTTTGCTAAATCGATAAAAGCGGTTGATAATTCTGCTACGAATTTAGATGCTACTTTTGAAGAAGTTTATGGTGATTTAAAACCATTGACAACTAGAATGGGTGAAGCAGAAGACAGGCTTTACGAATTAGCTTTAGCTGGTAAACAAGGAACGCAAGAGTTTAAAGATTTGTTACAATCTGTAGGAAACTATAGAAAAACACAGATTCAAACTGATATGGTAGTAGATGCTGCTGCTACTACATTAGGTCAAAAATTAACAGGTTCATTAAATGCTACGGCTGGTGCATTTAGTTTGGTTCAAGGTTCAATGTCTTTATTCGGCGCTGAATCTGAAGATGTAGAACAAGCTATCTTAAAAGTTCAATCTGCAATGGCTATTAGTCAAGGTGTAGAAACAATCACAGAGGGTGCTAAAAGTGTTCGTGCATTAGGTACCGCTATTCAATCTACTACTATCTTTCAAAAAGCGAGTTCTGCTGCTCAATACGTTTGGAACGCTGCTATGGCTGCCAATCCAATTGGTTTAGTTGTAGCTTCTATTGCTGCATTATTAGTTGGTGGATATAAGTTAATTAAATTCTTTAAAGATTCATCTGATGCAAATGAAAAGGCGACTAAGTCAGCTGAACACAATACTAGAGCATTAAAAAATCAAAGTTCACAGGCTTCCCAAAGTTCTACTAAATTACAAACTTATAACGACCACCAATATAATTTAGCTAAGGCTGCTGGAGCTAGTTCTGAGGAGTTAAGAAAATTAGCTTTAAAACACAAAGAAGAAGAAGTAGCATTAAATAAAAAGAATGCTGTTTTAGCTAGAGCTACATTTTTAAGGGAGCGTGATACTTTAGCAGCATTAAAGGCAAGTGATGCTAGTGATGATGTTATAGAAAAGCAAGAGGAATTAACAAAATCGTCTTATGATTTCTTTAAAAAACAAAATGAAATATTATCTAACTCTTACAAGGAAAGAGCAGCGTTAAGACGTTCACAAGAAGTAGAAGTAGTTGCTGAAAGAAAAGCAGCAAAAGACAAAGCTATTGAAGATGCAAAAGCAGCTAAAGAAGCTAAAGAAGATGCTAAAGAAGAAGCTGAAAAAAGGTTAGAAGATAGAAAAAAAGAAGTTGAAAAGTTTAACGAGCAAGAGCTTGAACTAAATACTTCAATAGATGATTTAAAGAAAAGTCAAGCAGACAAAGAAAGAGATAAGGAGTTAGAAAGAATTAAAATGTTTGCTGATGCTGATTTGAAAAGGTCAGAAAATGAATTGGCGCAATCTAACGCTAGAAAATTAATTGCTGAGGAAGAATATTCGCAAAAAATAGAACTGGCTAACGCTGCTTCTAATACGTTATCACAATTAGCTGATTTAGTAGGTAAACAAACGGCAGCAGGTAAAGCTTTAGGAATCGCAAGCGCTACAATTAACACTTATGTAGGAGTTACTGAAGCATTACGACAAAAATCAACATTACCTTCTCCTTTTGACGTAGTTGCTAAAGTTGCAAATGTTGCTACTGTATTAGCCACAGGTTTTAAAGCTGTTAAAGCTATTACATCTGTAAAAGTTCCCGCTGGTGGTGGTGCTTCTGCTAGTTCTCCTGTTTCAATTTCAGGTGGTGCTTCTGCTTCAACTGCTGCACCTCAATTTAATGTAGTAGGCACAAGCGGACAAAATCAAATAGCACAAAGTTTAGGTAATCAAGCACCTGTTAAAGCTTATGTAGTAAGTAACGATGTTACAACTGCTCAAAGTTTAGATAGAAATATTGTAAAAACTGCTACAGTAGGTTAATAAACAAAATTTATAAAAATTAATTATACTATAAAATAAACTTATATGAAAATAATTGAATTAGTAATAGACGAAAAAGAAGATTTAAGCGGAGTTGAAGCGATAAGCATTGTAGAATTTCCAGCAATAGAAGAAAATTTTATTGCTTTAAACCAACAAATACAACTTGCAAAAGTAGATGATGACAAACGTATATTAATGGGTGCTGCTTTAATTCCAAATAAAAATATTTACAGAAGAAACGGAGAGGATGAATATTATATTTTCTTTTCTGAGGATACTGTTAAAAAGGCTAGTGAATTATTTTTAATGAATAGCAATCAAAATAATGCTACTTTAGAACACGAAAAAAAAATAAATGATTTAAGCGTTGTAGAAAGTTGGATAGTTGAAGATACAGAAATGGATAAATCTAAAAAATATGGATTGAATGCTGCTGTAGGTACTTGGATGGTATCAATGAAAGTAAATAACGATGCTATTTGGACTGATTTTGTAAAAACAGGAAAAGTAAAAGGCTTTTCTATTGAGGGATATTTTGCTGACAAATTAGAAATGAGTTTACAAAAAGAAAAAGAAAAAGAATTAATTGAAAAAATAAAAGAAATTATTATTAAACATAACGCTTAAAATATGAGTAAAAGAAAAACAACAAGTCCAAAAGGAGGAAATAGAGGTTGCTTAGGTGCTGATGGTAAATACAGCATAGAAAATTGTAATGGTGATTTAGCAAATCAAGGAATAGGCTCTACAGTATCACAAGGTGGTGCTGAGGTAACTGTTATTGATGGTACAAAGACTATTGTAAGAAGCAACGGGTAAACTAATTTATAACAGTTTTAAATAAAATTAATTATAATAAAAAGTATTTTAAATATTAAATATATGTCAAACGTAATTAAAGAAATCAAAACGCTTTTGGGTATGGAAGTAAAACTAGCCCAAATGAAACTTGATGACGGTGTAACTGTAATTGAAGCGGAAGCATTCGAACCTGATATGGGTGTTTTTATTGTAAACGGTGAAGATAGAGAGCCTATGCCTGTAGGTGAATTTATTTTAGAAGATGGGAACATCCTAAAAGTTGACGTTGAAGGTGTAATTGCTGCTATTGAAATGCCTGAAGAGGAAATGCCTGAAAACGAAGAAGAAGTAGCATCTCCTGCTGAAGAAGTAGAAGTTGAAGCATCTGCTCCTGTGGCTACTCCAAAAAGAATTGTAGAATCTGTTTCTAAAGAAATGTTCTTTTCAGAAATCGAAAAACTAAGAAATGAAATTGCTGAATTAAAACTAAGCAAAGATAAATCTGATGAAGATTTGAAAAGCGTAGAGGTTAAAGAAGTTGAATTAAGTGTTGAACCTTTAACACATAGTCCAGAGATTAAACCTGCTTCGATTCAAAAATTTGCATCATCAAGACCATTAACAACTCAGGACAGAGTAATGGCGAAACTTTTTAAATAATAAAAATAATAATTAAATATTAAATTCTATGCCAACTACGACTTCTATCACAACAACTTATGCTGGTGAATTTGCAGGAAAATATATTTCTGCTGCTTTACTTTCTGCTTCAACAATTGAAAACGGAGGTATTGAAGTAAAACCAAATATCAAGTATAAAGAAGTAATCAAGAAATTATCAACTGATGCAATCGTAAAAGATGCAACGTGTGATTTCAACGCTACTTCTACTATTACATTAACTGAAAATATCCTACAACCAGAGGAATTTCAAGTAAACTTACAACTTTGTAAAAAAGATTTTCACAATGATTGGGAAGCGGTTCAAATGGGATATTCTGCATTTGATTCATTACCTCCATCATTCGCTGATTATTTAATCGGACACGTAGCTGCAAAGGTTGCTGAAAAAACAGAGCAAAACATTTGGAAAGGTGTAACTGCTAACGCTGGTGAATTTAACGGATTTGCTACTTTATTAGCTGCTGATGCTGGATTGCCTGCTGCTCAAGAAGTTCTTGGAACTACTGTAACTGCTGCTAATGTTATTGCTGAACTTGGCAAGGTTGTAGATGCTATTCCTGCTACTTTGTATGGTAAAGAAGATTTGTATATTTATGTATCTCAAAATATTGCAAAAGCTTATATTCGTGCTTTAGGAGGATTTGGCGCATCTGGTTTAGGCGCTAACGGTACTAATGCAATGGGTACACAATGGTGGAACAACGGAAGTCTTTCTTTTGATGGTATCAAAATTTTCGTAGCAAATGGATTAGCTGCTAATACTGCTATTGCTGCTGAGAAATCAAATTTATTCTTTGGAACTGGTTTGATGGCTGATAACCAAGAAGTGAAATTAATTGATATGGCTGACATTGATGGTTCACAAAATGTTAGAGTAGTTATGCGATTTACTGCTGGTGTACAATACGGAATTGTTTCTGAAATTGTAACTTACGGAATTGTAAACGCTGCTAACTAATAAGCTATAATTTGTATTAATTAAGGGGAGGTAAAATGCCTTCCCTTTTTTTATTAACTTTAAAATATATATAAAAATGGCTTGTGAAATAAGTTTAGGGATGGCAGCTATTCAAGTAATTAAAGAAAAAGGTGTAGTTAAGAAATTAGAGCATTTCCCTATGCATACTTTAAGAGCTGAGAGATGTAACGATAAAGGAGAAATCGAGGCTTGGTATTATCACCCTGACTGGACTAAAAAGAAACCATCTGAAAAAGCTAAACGTATTCCTGCATTTGGATTTGGCAAAGGAAATGAAGTTGAATTATATATTATAAGACCATATATTAGTGGCTTTCATTACTACACACCGATAGATTATTCAGGTGCTTTACCTTATGCTTTATTAGAGGAAGAAATTGCTGATTATTTAATTAACGATGTTAAAAATGGATTCTCAGGAACTAAAGTAATTAATTTCAATAATGGTATTCCTAGTGATGAAAAAAGAGATGAAATAAAACGCGATGTATTAAGTAAATTAACAGGTTCTAAAGGTGAAAAAGTTATCATAGCTTTTAATTCAAATGCAGAAAGCAAAACTACTGTAGATGATATCCCTTTAAATGACGCACCTGCTCACTATGAGTATTTATCTAAAGAATGTTTTGAAAAATTAATTGTAGGACATAGAGTTACAAGTCCTATGCTGTTAGGAATTAGAGATACTGGTGGAGGTTTAGGAAATAACGCTGATGAAATTGAAACTGCTACTTTATTATATGACAACTTAGTAGTTAAACCTTATCAATTAGAAATAATTGAAGCCTTAGATGATATTTTATCAGTTAATGATATATCTTTAAAATTATACTTTAAAACTATTCAACCTTTAGAGTTTGTAGATGCTTCAGGAATGAATGCAGAAGTAACTGAAGAAGAAACAGGATACAAGATGTCAGCACATACCAACCCAAGTATAGCTGATTTGTTAATTGACAAAGGAGAATCTTTAGGCGAAGAATGGGTATTGATTGACGAAACTGAAGTTGATATGGATTCTGAAGAAGAATTAGATGCTGAAATTGAATCTTTAAACAATCCTAAAAAGAAAGAATTATCTTTAATTCAAAAACTTGCTACTGCTATTACAGGTAGACCAAATGCAAAAAGCGAACAAGATAAAAATATAGATGGGATTAGATTCATTACAAGATACAAATATTCAGGTGCTGAATCAGGTGAAAGAGAATTCTGTAATAAAATGTTAAGAGCTGATAAACTATACAGAAAAGAAGACATTGAGAATACTAATTCTAATTTAGTAAATGCAGGACAAGGTCATAATGGTTTGCCTTATAACTTGTTCTTGTATAAAGGCGGAGTGAATTGTAAGCACAAATGGTTAAGACAAACTTACGTTTCATTTGACAATGTAAAGATTGATGTTACAAATCCTAACGCTACAAAAATTAGTACAAACAAGGCAGAACAATATGGTTATAGAGTTAGAAACGACAAAGAGGTTGCTATGACTCCATACGATATGCCAAATCACGGACATCATCCCGATTATAAAGGTTAATAAAAAATAAATATGGCACAAGCATTATTTGTAACAAGAGAAGATATAGTAAAATTTACTGCTATGAATGGTAATGTCGATACAGACAAATTCATTCAATTCGTAAAGATTGCACAAGATATACACATTCAAAACTATTTAGGTACAAAGTTGTTTAATAAAATAAACGATGAAATTGTAGCAGGTACTTTAGCAAATCCTTATTTAGCCCTTTTAAAGGACTATATTAAGCCAATGGTAATACACTTTGCTATGGTAGAATATTTGCCATTTGCAGCTTATACGATAGCTAATAAAGGTGTATTTAAACACAATAGTGAGAATAGTACAAACGTAGAAAAGAATGAAGTAGATTTTTTAATTGAAAAAGAAAGGGATATTGCACAACACTACACAAATAGATTCTTGGATTACATTTGTTATAATACTGCAACTTTCCCTGAATATAACACTAATTCAAACGGTGATATGTTCCCTGATTCAGAAGCAAACTTTACAGGATGGGTAATTTAAAAGAAACTTACAAGCCAAAAGCGGTTAACGTAAAAAAACTGCAACTATTTTTAAATAAAATAAAAGATAAAAAATGAGTTTACAATTCACACATATAAAAGGCGATACTTTTGATGAGGTTGCATTTCAGTTAAAGATTAATGACGATGAAGTTAATCTAACAGGTGCAGTTATTAAAATGCAATTACGCAAATGTTATTCAGATACAACTGCTGCTTTATCACTTACTTCAGTTTCTTCTGCAGGTATTACTATTACTAATGCTGCAAATGGAGAATTTAAAATTAACACACAAATTATAGATATTCCTGTTTATAATTACGTTTACGATATACAAATTACTTTAGCGAGTGGAGTAGTTAAAACGTATGTACAAGGTGGGTTTAATATTACTAACGAGGTAACAAGATAAAAAAATGGGTGATGATATTACTATTGGTGTAACTGAAATTGTAAACAATATTGAGGTTACTGCACAACCAAACGACCAAATTGTAGATATAAGTGTAATTGATAATACAGATGAGGTTACTTTAAACATAACGCCTACTGTAATTGAAATCAACGTAAACAAAGGTAGTTCTTATGCTAAATGGGGTACTATATTAGGTACACTATCAGACCAAGAAGACTTACAAGATGCTTTAGATTTAAAAGCAGATTTAGTTGATGGTAAAGTTCCTTCTTCACAATTGCCTTCTTATGTAGATGATGTTATTGAAGTTGCTAATTACGCAGCTTTACCTGCAGTTGGTGAATCAGAAAAGATATATATTACTTTAGATAATAACCATATTTTCAGATGGACAGGTTCTACTTATGTAGAAATTACTGATAACACTGCAGTATGGGGTGCAATTACGGGAACACTATCAAGTCAAACAGATTTACAAAGTGCTTTAAACTTAAAAGCTAATGATAATGCGGTTGTTCATTTAACAGGTAATGAAAGTATTTCAGGACAAAAAACTTTTGCAAATACAATATATGCTATAGGTGGTACAGGTTCAGGTGAATATGCTATTGAAATAGATAAATCTTTTGAAGGCGAAGCTATTAGAGTTAAAAACGCATCTTCAACTACTTTTACGTTAAGTTTAGGTGGAACTGTTACTGCTTCAAGTTATGTTAAATCAGGTGGTACAAGTTCACAATTTTTAAAAGCTGATGGTAGTGTAGATTCTACATCATACCAAACTGCTTTAGGATATACTCCCGCAAACGATTCTAATGTAGTTCACTTAACAGGTGATGAAACTATAAATGGAATTAAAACATTTGGTAATTCAACCAAATTTGATTACGGAATAAATTTAAAGCAAGATACTACAACTGCATATTTTCCAAACTATACTACAATTGATGGTTATAGCAATGGCTATATTGTAAATAATGGTGATGCAAGGTCTGCTATTTTTTATCTTGCTAATAATGCCTCAAGAGTTTACAATTTTCCTGATGCTAATGGTACTTTTGCTTTAACATCTGATTTATCAGCTTACGCTTTAGATAATTCCGTTGTTAAATTAACAGGTGACCAAACGGTTGCAGGAATAAAAACTTTTACAAGCGATGTTAAATCAACTGCTTTCAGATTAACAGGTGGAACAACAGGAACGGGCTTATATTACGGTCACACTAATAAAGTTGTATTAGCTAACTATACAGTTGGAGGAGGTATTGACTTTGAAACTAATGGTGGTAACGTCAATATGATTCTAAATAGCAATGGTAATTTAGGAATCGGTGTTGACCCTTCGGCTTGGGATACTTTTTGGAAAGTTTTACAAATTAGTAAAGGTTCTTATTACGCTTCTGACTATTCTAATATAATGGCTTACAATTTATATGTAGCAGGAGAAGACACAAAATATATATCAAACAATCTCGCATCACAATACGAGCAAAATAGCGGAAACCATTATTGGTATACTGCACCAACAGGAAGTGCGGGAGCAAATGTAACTTTGACTCCAAGAATGACATTAGATAATAGTGGTAATTTAGGAATAGGAGTTACAAGTCCGAGTGGTGTTTTAGATGTTAGAAAAAATCAAAATGCAACTACAAATTTCTATTTTCAAAATACAGATACTACAAATACAAGTAGTAGAGCTTATATAAATTTAATATCAGGAAGTCAATCTTTGATATTTAAAGCATTACATACAGCAGGTTCTTATATAGACTCTTCAAGTGATTTATATTTTCAGAGTTCAAATTCTGTTAAAATGATGATTGCATCAGGAGGCAACGTAGGAATAGGAACAACAAGTCCAAGTGATAAATTAACAGTAAGCGGAGGTTCAATTAAGAATATAATATCAAATGGAGGGTCTTCTCACATACAATTAACAAATACTTTAGGAAGTACATATTTTGGAAATGACGGTAATGGAGGGTATTTATATACAGATTGGAATGCACCATTTTTGTTTTATACTAATTCTTCAGAACGTATGCGTATCACTTCAGGTGGTACTATTGGTATATCAGGAGGTGGAGATGTAAATAATGCGGGTGTTGATAAATTGTCAATAGGTCATTACAATGGGAATTATGGATGGATACAGACTTGGAATGCTACATCATTATATTTAAACAAATCAGGAAACGCTGTTTATGCAGGAACGCAAAGAATTGATAATAATTCTGATGAAAGAATAAAAGAAAATATTGAGCCAATAAAAGGAGCTTTAAATACTGTATTATTACTGAAAGGTAAAAAATACAATATGTTAGATGAAGATAATATTTTAAGATATGGTTTTATAGCACAAGAAGTACAACCATATTTATCAGATTTTGTAACAG